TTATTTACTCAGTAATTCCCGCTTTTTTAAAATCGGCGTGCCGTCTTTATTCTCTCCTATCATTACCTTATTTATTCCTATCCATATTGCATGAGTCAATTCACAACTCTTGCAAACTAAATAAGGACCCGATTGTCTATAAGTGTGCCTCCCTTTTGGCAAAAAGTTAAAATCAGGATTATTAAAATCTAAAATCTCAACTTCCGGCTTTTCCTCCTTTTCCTTTTTTAGTTGATCCTTGTTGTTTAAGTTGTTCCTCAACTGCTTCGCTTGCATCATTTACCTTATTTAGAATTTTATTTAATTCTCCTTTACATAATTGAACCGCAACTGCATTCATGCCGATATTCTCATAACTTGCCCCCTGTTCCATTTGTGAGCTGACAAAATTATCAAGATCTCTAATTAAATAATTTATATATTTATTTAAATACTTCCAGCCCTCGTGATTAGTTAAAGCGTGATAGGCTCCCTCTTCTGGATCAATACCTGTTTTTTCGACCTTTTCTTTAATTCTTAAAGAACGAAGTTTTGCAAAATCTGAAAAGTAATTTGGTTTAACCGCTCCTTTTTGTCTGGCCATATTATCTCATTGGCGGTGTTTGGCTAACCGCATTCGGCGCGCCCATAGCCGCATTGCCCATATTTGCTTGACTTCCCTCCATCATTGCTTTTAATCCTTGCATAAACTGTTCTTCTGCCTGTCTTGTTATTTGTTCTGCATCTTGTTCTTGTGGCCCGCCCTCTGCTCCTGCTGCCCCCCCTTGACCGCCATCAACAATTATTTTGTCCCAATCCTGAATGCCCGAGCTAGAGATAATTCTTGTTAGTAATTCTCCGAGTTTAAACTCTTTTCCTTCCATTTTAAACTTGGCTTCAACCAGTTCGGGGTTTCTCATATACATTTCTAATATTGCGGCTAGATTTGCTTGCTGTTGCTTTTGATCGATCGCATAGGTAGAGCCGGAAACAACCTCATAATCAAATAGGTTTTCTTTCCACTTACCCTTTTTAATGCTTAGCTGTCCTGTTTTTGTGTCGTACATTTTTTTCATTTCCGGGTGTAGCTTGCCCAACTCGTCAAGCTCTTTTTCAAATAAGCGAATTTTTAAATCCCCGGTCATGTTTTGAGTAATCAAATTTGCATAGCTTTTCATTATGTCTTTTAGATACTGTTCCATATAAAACCTGTCGGCATTATCCCTTGTGTTTTCTCTTGCTTGTTGCATTTTTAGAGCTTGAGGAGTTTTGCCGAACCCGGCATCTGTTTCTTGAGCTATGCTGGTGTCGGTCGTGCCAAAACTATTAAGCAAAGCGCCAATAACGGCTCTTTGTGTATTGTTGAAAGTCATCACTCCCTGTGGCGATAAATCTAGGGTTTTAGCTGCATTCGATAGATTTCCCCCTCTCATTAACCATTTAGCCGCCGGGCCATGTTTGATTGAGCTTGCCGAAGCAATAGAGTCCTTGTTTATCAATGTTGGCGGAAAGATAGAAATTTTAACTGCGTCTAAATATAAATTCCAAACTGAGTTTAGGGTATATTGCATTGACTTGCCTCTCTCAAAATCGCCCATTCCCATAAAATCATCTATTAGCGGGATTGAATATTTACATTTAACCGGAATATCTCCGTCGGGATGTGGGTTTTCAAAATCTCTAAATACTCCATCATCTCCCCCATCTACTACAAAATCCGCCCATCTATCTCTCTCGTACATTGAAAAAACCTCAAAAAATCCCTTTGCCTTTGCTTCCGTTGCTTCCGGATATTCGTTTTCTTCCCTTTTGCTTTTTTCATTACTCGAACGTCTTGATTTATCTCCCGATAGTTCTTTTAGTTTCGCAACTATCTTACCTACGTTTTTATAACCCTGGGTTGGCTTGAGGTTTTCAAAATAGCTCAATGGCCGCCAAGTCCGGATTATTACATAATCGCTGTCATTTAAACTAACCGCGCCTACTTGATGAAATACATCTCTAATATTTAGCAGCCACGTATCGGGGCCTATATAACCATCTTGCCTTACGTCCCAATCGTTAAAAGTAAAGAAGTTGCCATAAATATTACTATAAAGATCAACCATCCTCATTTTTGTAAGAAAATTAAACTGTGCATTGGCATTTGGAAGTACGTATTTGTCTAAAGTTAAATTTAGCAATTTTTCGCCAACAATATCATTTGAGGATATTCCCCTTACTTTTCCTGTGTGTATTTGAGCCATAACGCGATTGGATCGTTCAATGGCAAGAGTTGATAGCCTTGGATCAAAAACTTGGGATTTAGTGGTACCTGATACCCTGTCGGAAAGTTTATTGAAGAAAATGTCCTCGTATTCGTCCCATTTCGCCCTTTTGGGGCTTAAATGATTAAAAGAGCTGTCTTGTCTGCTTAATATTAGATCAGAAAGTTTACTCATAAAAAAAACCGAGGAGATAATCCTCGGCAAACTAGCTTTTATTTCAGTAGTAACGCCGTACTAATTATTTATAGCACACCATTATAAAGCTTGTCAACAGCCTATTTTTTCTTTTTTTTAGTTTTTGCTTTTGCTTCTAGTTTTTCCAAAAAGCTCTTTAAAAACTTATGGTATAAGTCTATATCAAGAAAGTGAAATCCGTCCGGGAACGCTTTTGGTGCCGGTAGAACATCTTTAACTCCCCTAAACTCAACCCTGTTTTTTAATACTCCCGGCTTTAGGTTGTTGTCCCTGTTTCTCGGATCCATTGAAAAATGACTTAATATTCTCCTGTCTTTAATTTCTATATAACCCGGAAGCAAAGTAACTCCATCATCTAATATTATTTTGGTAACGTCGCAGATCGTTTGCTTATGTTTATTGATCGACATATTTTCACCTCCTCTCGTTTTAGTTGATATTTTCTACGTTTTTGACTAACAATATTTAGCGTTTTAATTAGCGGCACTCCATCTTTTAAAAATATATTAAAAGTAATTGATCCCCAGCGCAGTTGATTACCTTCATTTTCTATTATCGCGTGAAACTGCAACAGGCTTTGTTTTAGTTTTTCCTGCATAATTCTTGCTTTCTAATACGCAATAATCAACAATGTTTCCATTGTTAATGCGCAATACAAAAGTAAATAATCCATTTCTTTTTTTTAATAAATCTTCATCAATATCGTAGTGTGGCTGTTTATTGTGTTCTCTGATAGTTAGGGATGTAATCATCAATAAAACCCCCTTTCAAACATCTTTGTATCGTCCGGTATTTCATCTTCTTCGACTGGTGCCTCTAATCTACTAACTGCAAAATATCTCAAAGCTGCCATTAAGTCAAAGTGTCCGCCGGTAGGATCCTTTGTTTCGTCAAGCATTGGCATTGTTTCTCCCCCGGCCGTTTGCCTCCACTTTAAATTCATTATCTGTTTTATAAATGGTTGATTGCTTTCATTGTTAAATACAAACAACCTAGGAGCATTCTCAATTCTTTTCCCATCGGGCAATATTACTGTATGTCCGGGAATAGGTTTTAATAATTCGTTGACCTTTTCAACACAAAACTCGATCCAACTTTTTACCTGTTGGCCAACTGCTTTATTTGCTCTTTCAATGTGTAGGTCGTATTCTTCAAATTCGGTAAACCATTGGCCCCCGGAAGGATCCCCCCAGGCTGGGATAAATCCCAAGCCATAGTCTTGCGCCTTAATAGCTTCTGCGTGCTGCCGGATAGCTCTCTTGCCATCCAAATAGCAGCGATCAAGGAAAAATACATTATTGTTCTCTGCTAGTCTTGTAGAGGCTGTAAAGTGGGCCGAACCATAATCAAATCCCCGGCCGTAGTTCCAATCTTTCGGTATTTCAAATGGCTCTATGACGTGGATTTTATTGCTCCAAGGCTTATGAGCTAGGCCCGCCGTAGATATAAATGCCTCTTCCGGCGTCATTGGATATTCTTGCGGGAATAAATAAGATAATTTCTTTTTCTTCTGTTCTAAAAACTCTTTTGAGTATTCCCATTCCGGATTATAGAAAAATGTTTTAAATCCGGTTTTACCTAAAACAGAATTGTCCCAAAAGTCTTTAAACTCACCAAAGCCGTTGGCGGTAGTTTCAAGCGTCAACATAGAATTATCCACCAGGGCCTCACCAACCCCGGCCAGTAACTCGGCCAAGTTTTCGCAATAAGCAACCTCGGTCAAATGTAAAAAGGTAATATCATCTCCTCTACCAAAAGACGTGGCCCTTGCCGTCCCTACCATTAGGGTATTTACATAGGGCTTGCCGGTCCTTTTATCTCTTCCCTCGTACATCATCTCTGTTTTAGAATTATATTTTAATGGCAAACTTACTTTGTTTTTCCACTCAAAGGATTTAATAAAGTGTTTAGCGCGAAGTAATTGTTTTGCCGAAGATGAGGCATCAAATGACATAGAAACGCATCTTTCATTTCTACCAAATAAAAACTTTATAGCAGCAATTCCTAACATTAGTGAAGAGAAGCCGAGCTTCCGGGCTTTTAGGATTATGTTTTGAAGTATTAGTTTTTGAATTATATCGTCTTGTGGTTTATTTAAAGCAAAAGGAACTTCCTCTTTTTTCTTGTCAATAATAGTAAATTCGGTTTCTATTGCTTTTTTATAGTTTTCCCAACCAAATTTAAATGGCATATTTTTCTGTTTTTGAATTTATTATTTTTTCTATATTCACCTGCGTCAAGCTACCCGGCTGTTCGTTTTCTGGTGGTAAATTTCCAACCCTTCGCATCATATCCAGCCAATAATTATAATCTTTTTGTGCTTTTTCCATTCCGATTGCGTCTAGTTTCCAGCGCATACAAATTAAATACTTTTGCCACATTGTGTCCCACCACTTTACAAAGTCCTCATTTTCCAGCCAGTCATACCAGCTCCGGCGGCTTATTTTCGCTTTTTTTGATACTTCTGTTACTTGCGCGCCGTAACCCAAAGTAAAAGCTGCTGCTATCCATTGTTTCATTTTGGGCGTTGGAGTGAACTTCTGTATAGTTTTATCCCCTTCACTCATTTAAACCTTTCTCTGTTTAATTTACTAAATTTATTTAACTCTTTAAGTGATTTATTCAACTTCTTTTGCGTAAATGGTTCTCCCGGGAACATCATGCGCCACAATCGCATATACCAGCGACACTCTTTTTCAAATAGTTTATTAAACATATCTCTATCCATTTTTTTCTCCCTCAAAACAACCCGGACAAAGTATTTTAAATCTTAGTATTTTGTCCTTGACTTGTTTTTTAAATTCTTCATCAAATTGCTTACCGCAAGTTTGACAATAGAACATTTTCTCTTTGTAGTATTTACCACTTCCCATGTGTGTTTTATTATGATTTGTATATGCAAAGCGTGTCATTTAGCTTCCTAATACTAATTTCAATCTTGTTATCTTCTGCTCCTATTATAGCTTGTGTTGTAACCTTCCTCACATACTTTACATTATCATCTGGTAATATCTTCGGCACAAGCCCATCAATATATAACTTCGAGCAAATATTATCGCTATCCCTTCTTCTCTTATCTTTATAATAAGCCCTTATGCTAATATCTACTGGAAATTTCACTGTTAGCCTTCGTCTGCCGATACTTTCCAGCATAAGGGTATGAATGTAGTTAGCTAGTTTGCTTCTTACTGTCCAATGCTTAGAACTATACAACTTATTCCAACTTACTGCTTTGTGATTTTCAATAACAAATCTCACTTTGATACATATCTATAAAGAAAGTAAATACTTGTTCCAAAGAATAGCATTGTAACCAACCACTCGCCAATTTCATAAGTGCTAAAATCTAAAATCGCAACTAAAAATATACATATATTAACTGCCAGTAAAATATAAGCTAGTAATTTCATATCTTCACCCCCTTTCATTTATGCCTCCTGCTTTTTAAACCCTTCTTAGCTTGTTTTCTATGGTAGTAGTCCCTATCCTGACACCTTTCACACTTCTTTTTCTTTAATGCCCAAACTGCTATGCCACACTCAGGGCATTTAAACCAGCTTGATAAGTGTCTTTTGTTATCGTCATCCATTAAATTTAAGTTATTTATGATTACTAAAAGAACAATAATATTCGTGTCCATACTTACTTGTATCTATATTACACACACATTTTTCTTTTTCGGTTATAGAGTCAAGGGCTTCCTCAACTTTCTCCATTATAAACTTAGTATTTTCCTCAACTACCTTATCGTGATTCTCATTTGAGCTGTCCCCTGCCCCTTGAGCAAAACATATATGACATCTTCTGTAAATATATTTCTCTAGTTTTTCTTCTTTTGTTTTATTCATATTACCCCCTTAATAAAATACTTTATAAAATACTTCTTATTTACTAAAT